GTATGAGGATCGTGGTGCCGACCGCGACGAGCCTGATCTATTTGATCAACGTGTGAGTCACACTGAACAAAGGCAGCCTCCGTCGGGACTTGAGCCTCCTCCTCGTGCGAAGCCGATTCCTAATTATGCCGAAGTTCATCCTGACAACAAGGGAAACTTGGTTAATGGCGATGGCATCGTTGTGGCGCGAGCTGGTAAAGAAGCTCGTATGTATCAAGACCTGCATAAGACTCGTGGGCAGGCGCAGACTTTACACGGACAACTGACTGACGTAACGGGTCGGTTGAAGAAGGCCGTAGAGATTGGACAAGGTTTGCATCGTGAACTTCAACAGGCTCAGGCACAAGTCAATGCCGTGAAGCAATTCGGCCTTGATCAGGGTGAGCACCTAACCGCTCTACGGCTTTTCAAGGAGTTACGCGACAATCCACAGCAGGCACTAAAAAACATCTTGACAAGGGCCGCAACTAATGGTATAAATGTAGCTGAACTCGGGCTTACGCCCGGTGGTGTCGATCCTAAGTCTCTCGTAGACATGATTAAGCAGGAGATCGGCACAGCAGTCAATCCTCTTAGAGAGCGTACAGAAGCCGAGGCACGACAGGCTCGGGAAAAGACGCAAGAGCAACAGCGTCTCACCGAGATACAGACGCAGGTTGATGGTTTTTTCAACCAGAACCCGGAGGCTAAACAATACCTTCCGGTGTTTACCCAGACCCTCCAGCAGTTCCCAGGCATGACTCTGGGCGAGGTTTGGGCCAGAATACAGCTCCATTTCGCACAGAACCCGCAAGCGCGGCGTCCATCCCAGAACTCGCAACCGCGAAGTCTCCCGCAAGGTCGTGGCATTCCGGCCACAAACGGATCGTCCGACCTAGCACCCGTGACAGACTCCTACGATGCCATCCTCAAGGATGTGATGGATCGAGCAGGTCTTACACGTTAACCCTCGTGTGATTCACACTGGAGACTAAAATGCCCGCACTTGACACCGTGATCAACTCGATGCTGACACGGAGTCGCGCAAAGCTCATCATGGCTTCAGCGATCTCTGGGACCGTCAGCGCTTATCTACATGCTAAAAAGAGGGTTGTGGTCGAGGATGGTGGTCCGTCGATCACCAACCCTATCATCGTAGGTCTGAACCCTAACGTAACCTCGATGCAGTACTACGATCAAGTCCCTGTTAACCAAACCAACGAGTTCACGACCGTTGCATATAGCATGAGTCGCGTCGTAGGCTCGTTGATCATCTCGGATCAGGAAGAAGATGAAAACCAAGGACGAGCTGCCATCTTCAAAATCCTCAAGGGAAAAATCATGGCCCTTGACGAGTCCATCTCCAGACAGTTTGCCACATATCACACATCCGTTGGGACCGGCACCGACCCAAACGGGCTTGGGAACCTCATCCCTGCCGATCCGACCACCGGCTCCGTGGGAGGTATTTCCCTGGCTGCCGAGCCCCAGTGGCGGACCTCCAGCTACAATTTTGCCGGAACCCTTACCCCCGAAAACATCGAGGAAGCCTTCGACGACATAATCGAACTCGATCTGAATCGAGGTAGCGATGGACAGGCATCTCCGAAGCCTACCGTTATCTTTGCTGGACGCAACATCTATCGCATGCACAAAGCGGCTGCGAGAGACAAAGCTGTCATCAATCTTAACGAGACTGGAACTGGCAAGAAACTGGTCAACCTCGGTATCGTTGGAACCACTCATAACGGCGTCCCTCTCCTGTTCGACGAAAAGCTCCCGCCGAACGTCGCTTACTTCGTCAACGAGGAGTACCTGACGCTGCATGTGCTTCGTGGTGTCAACATGAAGATCAAGCAACTCGTAGCACCGTGGGACACCGATGCTACCGGCCGCCGTGTTGTATGGGAAGGCCAGCTCTGTAGCTGGCGCCAATACCGCACTCACGCATATCTGACCAACTAGTGTGAGTCACACATGCTAACAACATCAGCAAATGGCGCACGGCTCGCCTATGTGGTCGTCGACCTTCATCAGAGCGTAGGCACCGTGAAACGGCCGGTTACTACTTGGACCAAGAAGGACGGACTCAAGACGAAGATGGTCGAGGAACCAGCAGGTTATCTCGTCTACTTTCCTCGTGGGCACGTCATTCGGTGCAAGGACAAGGAGACCCTTCGTCAGTACGGTCTTGACGGTATGCCACCGATCATCAACCTGCAAGGGCTGAATGATCCGAATAGTCCCATCGGACGTATGCTCATGTCCCAGAACGAGGATGCTCGTCGAGGGGCTATGGAGTCGATGGAAAAGCAGGTCATCAGGCTTGCCACAGCAAAAACTGGTCCGGTCCTGATGCCGGAACAGATCGAGCCTGAACAGGTTTCGGCCGTATAAGGAGGCGCTTATGCTACAAGATAGACAGGCTTTCGCTCTTGGCTTGAACATGTACGTTCCGGCTATGGCACTAGGCACATCGGTAATCAACCTTGGGCCTGGAAGGTTCACCCACGGCATTCCGGCAACCGCCGGTCCGTTGGCGACCCTTATCACTGCCGGTGTCGGTGGGACGTTGACCACGATTCAGTACCTTTCGACGCCGCTTAAGCTCGACTCACGCTATGGCAGGACCATCACAGTCACTCCGTCCGGCGTTCCTGGCAATGCGAACGTTCTAGACGTTATTGGAGCTGACTATCTTGGTCAGCCAATGTATGAACGCTTCACGGGCTCAGCAGCGGCGTCAACTGCACTCGTTGGCTTGAAGGCGTTTGGCTGGGTTCTCGGAACTAGGCTCATCACACTGGCCACCAATACAATCACGGTGGCGATTGGCTCTGGCTTGTCGCTTGGTCTACCGTGGAAGGGCCAAATCACAACGGCAAAGGAAGGCACGACAATTATGACCTTCGCTCAGATCAACACTGCCTCAGTTGCGGCTGTGTTGACTGATCCCCAAACAGCGACTACAGGCGATCCTCGAGGCCTGTACACGCCGGTTACACCCCCAAACGGTGTCTTGAACTACGAAACTAGCCACATCGGTGATCCGACTGTTAACGCCGCAGGCAACGGTGGACTCCTCGGTATCAGGCATCTGGCTTACTAGTCACGGGTGAGGAGGACGGCGGTGAGTGCATCTATACGCGAGATCGTAAACGCTGCACTCACCGTTGTCGGTGAGGTGACTGGTCCTGGCGTACAGATGTACGAGGACGACCGGATGAAGGCCGATGCTGTTCGAGCCTTCAATATGATGTTCAAGAAATACTCGTGGAGACAGTACTGCAAGTGGTTCACCGTTACGCTCAATGGAGCGACAGGAAAACCCGTAACAAGCCCATTCGAGCAGGTTAAGGACTTTGAAGACTTTCTCGCAGTACACGCAGACCAGAGTGCGCATCCACTTCCAATACTACCTGCGCGTATCAACCCTGCGACCATGAATACTAGTAACGCTAGACCTGCGTACTGGACCAGTCTCGACGTAACCGATCCAGACTACGCCAGGAAGAAGATTCAGATTTATCCTTTGACGTCAATAGGGATCGTAAACGTATTGGCAAAGGTCTACCCCCTAGTCCCCCCTGAGGTGTCGTTTGACTGGGAACAGATATTCTACCTCGACACCGATATGCTCGTGTACGCAACTGCGTTCATGACGCTATCGGGAGACGATCTAAACGCCGGCGCAGCAGACACCGTTCGTAACCTGATGGAGATGAAGTATAAAGACGTAATGTCGGCACTGGCTAGTCATCCGATTCCTGTCTCGGGCGACTCGAGTATCCCATTCTATTGGCACGAACGCTAGTGTGACTCACACATGAATGTTTCCATTTTTCCAAAGGCGATGAAACCAGCCGCGAAGAACAGGCTAGAAAACATCACTTTGCGCGGTTTCGGTGGTGGTTGGAACGCCATCGAAACCGATCTACAAATGGAGTCAACCTACCTCGTTAAGGTTCGCAACTTTCGACGCACTCCTGGCGGTACGCAGAAGATTCGATACGGCTCGAAATGGTTCGCTGACCTATCGAGCATAGCGGGGAGTGGCGCGCGAATTGTCGATATGACGTACTTTGCCGCTGGGCTGATCTGTGTACTCTCTAACGGCGCAGTCATAGTGATCGGGGGCGACGGAAGTAAGAAGATAATATGGAACCCGACAATTGCTGCTGCACTGCCAGGAGCGCCCGCTGGATGGAGTACGGGACTCGATCTAGTCAATTTCGTAACGTATAAACGCGAACTGATCATTCACAACGGCAAGGATAAGCCGATTACGATAGCCGATGACTTCACTGTCAAATATCTGCAAGACCTAGCCACAGGAAGCAACGTTAACGTTCCAATTGGCAAGTTTGGCTGTGTGGTGTCGAATTACCACTGCATAGCCAATATCAACCCGTACGGCGCACCGTCCGTGCAACAGCCAACAACGATCTTCGTTTCTGCTGTTGGGACCGCTGGGACGTTTCCTCACGACCCAGTACCTAACGACTCAATCGAGATCGATGTCGGTGCCTTCGCTCCTCAAGGAGCCATCGAGATTCGGGGTGTAGCAGGCTTCAGGTCGAACCTGCTAGTGTTCTTTCAAGACCAAACGGTAATTGTGAAGTTGGGAACGTACAATGCCGCAGGCGTACATGAGCCATTCTTCCCCGATACAATGCCGACGTTTGGCGTACTCGGGCATCGGTGCGTCGCGCCAGTGGAGAACGATCTACTATTCGCTGGTCTTGGGGGAATGGCCAGCGCCAGACGGAACCTGCTTAGTGTCTCGGGCACTCTGGAAAGCCAGTCGCTTAGTGAGCGAATCGAACCACCGTTTCGGCAGACCGTTGGGGCTCTAACAGACGATCAACAACAAAAAGAATGCTTCATGATCTACGACCCTCTGGGTCACGACATGCTTTTCTTCACGCCTGGTGGACGAGTGTTTACTTACAGCTTCAGTACGAAGCTAAAGTACAGCGCGTGGTCCGAGTTCAGTGGCCTTAACGTACAATGCGGATGCAGGACGTTCCTTGGTAGAGTGTTCTACGCTGATGGTCTGCGTGTGTATCAGCATGGGAACAAGGTGTTCGCAGGAGAGGAATACTTCAAGGATCGAGTGCTTGACCGTGACTCGTCGTGGTCGAACTCAACGTTCTACGAGGCAGGAAGTATCGCGTTTGATCCAGTTACAGGGAAAACATTCGAGGCCATAGCCGGACATACAAGCTCACCGTTGCCTGCAACTTTCGAAGATGACCGAACGACCATCCTCTTCAATCCTCGTTGGGAAGAGTATACAGGCGTGTCGATCGACTTCGAGTTGGAGCTGCCATGGCTTGACAGTAAAAATCCAATGTCGGTCAAGTTCCTCAGGTTCATCTCTATGGCGACTAAAGGCAATGCTCAGTTTACAGTCAGAGCGTACGTGGATAACCTGTACAAGAATCACGAAGGAGAGGTTGTCTTCGAGCCTTGTTTGTCTACAGAGTTCATTGCAAACGAGGCGCCAGGGTTCGGCTATGACGCAGGCCCTTATGGTGGAGGAAGACGCAGTGGCGATCCTCGACTATGGAAGTTCCCTGTTAAGTTTAAGACACTGAAAATTGCTATAGTCGGAGACGAGGCAGGCGATCTTGAGCTGGTGAATATGTCGTTCTTGTTTTCTCGCGGCAAGTTCAAACGCTAACCAAGTGTGAGTCACACATGACCTTATCATACACACCGCGTTTCCATCTTGCCGTTCCCGACTTCCTATCGGAGCCTTGGCACGCCGAGTTCGCTGCTGCAATGGAGTCAATCGACCAGGCACTCTTCACTGCGATCGTTGCCCAAGAGACTAACCAGTGGCTGAACGATCACGCTTATTTGGTTGGTGATCTCATAATCGATCCTAGCACTGGCACGTTGTATTCCTGTGCTGTTGCACACACAAGTTCTAATGCAGCAATCGCCCCAACGTTTGCTCAGGAATTTGCAGCGCACCCCACTTACTGGACTTCGTTTGCGGTGATCGCTGCCTCACAGACAGAGGCTGAGCAGGGTACCGATAACAATAAGTACATGACGCCGCTGCGAACTGCACAGGCAATCACCGCGCAAAGCCCTACCCCTGGTATTGCAACGGTGGCACAAGCACAGGAAGCCACGAACAACACAGAGATAATGACGCCTTTGCGTGTCGGTCAAGGGATTACTGCTCGAATCGCGACACAAGCCGAGGCTACAGCAGGTACGAATAACACGCAGCTGATGACTCCACTGCGTACGGAGCAGTTGATTGTTTCTGCGGGTGTTGCGGGTGGCGATGCCATTGGGTTCAGTGCGCACAAGAACGGTGTAACGCAAAGCCTCACCGCAGCCACATGGACGAAGGTTACGTTCGGAGCCGAGCTATACGACTCTGGAAGCTTTTACGATACAGCTAATAGTCGATGGACGCCGCCATCAGGGCAAATCCATATCGACTGCGGGATGGATGTTGCAGGCCACACCATCGATACGTTCGTGGCTATTTCGATCTATAAGAACGGATCAGGCTTTAGATCAGTTAATCTTTACTCTCCCAGTACAGCGGCAGGAGCCACACTTAGTATCGATGACATCGCAAACGGTACTGATTACTACGAGATGTGGGCGTATATACCCTCTGCGGGTACTCCTACAATCCTCGGAGGGATTGGTACATTTCTCATGGGCGCCTTTCTCGGTGAGGTCGGCGTCGTCACGATGGGCCTCGCTGAAGTTGGGTTCAGAGCATCTAAGGGTGGCACGAATCAGACTGGTATTCCTAATCAAGTATACACTAAGATGTCGTTTGGTACCGAGGAATATGATCAAGGCGCTCGCTACGACCCTGCGATTAGTCGCTGGACGCCACCGACGGGATTGGTAAGCCTTACTGCCTCAATGGTCGTGAATGGCGCTATTGCAGTTGGCGGTGTAGCAGCCGTCGGTATTTACAAGAATGGTGTGTCCCTCAAGTCTGGAATAGATGTCGCCTCAAGCGGCGGGATCGTGACTGCTCAGGTTAGTGTAGATGACATAGCGAGTGGAACCGACTACTACGAAGCATTCGCGTACGTGTCGACTGGCGGCGCTGCATTTATTGATGGCTCGGCAGCCAATACATACTTCGCCGGACACCGTATTACAGGAGCGCAAGGCGAAGTAGGCCCGACAGGGCCGACAGGACCAACAGGCTCGACTGTTTCTCCGTCGATAAACTGTGGCAGGCTGCGCTATATAAGCCCTACGCAGCTGAGCTTCACACCATTTAATGGTGGGCACATCAAGATCAATGGGGTTCTAGTCCCGATTCCTACATCTGGAATTGTTGGACTTACCAACTCCAATGCGTATGTCAATGGCGTTGCAGGTCAGTCCCTTGGAGCAGCCACAGTGTACTATGTTTATGTTTTCTCTAATGCTGGTGTGCTCACGGCTGACTTCTCACTTACGGGACACGCGACAAGCGTTGCCCTGACCAATGAAGGGACGGAGATCAAGAGCGGCGACAACACACGTACACTAATTGGAATGATCCGGACCGCTAACGGAGCCACAACGTTCATAGACAATCCGCAGAACAGATTTGTACTCAGTTGGTTCAACCGACGATCGCGACCTATAAAAGGTCCAGGAACCAATACCACTATTGGGGTAGGATCATGGACAACCATAAACGGCGCTTCTTATTGCTACTTCCTCACTTGGGGAGATGAAGCTTGTGACTTGAGTGCGATTGGGTACGCCTGGGTGGCTGATACAGGACCAGCTGGCTGGTACGGAGGCTTCGCAATAGACCAGTTAACGACTGCCGGTGCTGGGTTGGTAAGTTACGCCTATCAGATCAGCCCTAATATAGGGTGGAGCCTAGACATATCGGCACGGGACGTTGCTGATTACACAGAAGGATTCCATGCATTTTACCCTGCGGGCTACGCCGGTAGCTATACTGTGTACTTCAATATCTGGCTCACGGGATCAATCCAAGGCTAGTGTGACTCACACGACTCGATAGGAGGGGCAGATGCCCGTAGGTCTTAGCTTCGGCCAACAAGTTACATCTACTGGCGACTCTCCGTCAGAGCAACAAGCATATTTCGATAATCTTCGTCGAGAGAACCCTGCCGTCTATGCCAAGATCGCGTATCTAGACCCTAAGGCAGGTCAGCCTCTGGACGCACCGACCCCGGATACGAGTGCTCAACAGATCGCTGCCGCTCAGGCGTCAAATCCTGCACCGCCAGCATATAGCGGACCT